GTAGGTGGAGACCAGAAAGTGGTACTAGAACCGGGTGATGCTATCAAAGTAACATCCGATACTGCTTCATCCGCTGACGTTGTTCTCAGCCATCTTGACATTACGTAAGGAATAGTTAATGGCATATGTCGGTAATATACCTGCAGTAGCTTACAGCACAGTATCCTATCAGGATTTAACTGGCGGTACAGGTACATCCTTTACACTTGACTATCCTGCTGGTAGTCCACAGGACATTGAGGTGTTCGTAAACAATGTTCGCCAAGAACCTAGCGTAGCCTACACTGTAGCTGGTACTGCATTGACAATGACTGGTAGCATTGTAGCTACTGATGATTTCTATGTCGTGTTCCAAAGCAAAGCCCAGCAGACTGTAACTCCGGGTGCTGGTACAATTACACAGGCAATGCTTTCACCTAGCCTATCTCTTGGCGCAGGTTACTTTCAAGGCGAGAACGGTGCGACAGGCGATACGACTAATGGTAAGGGTGACATCTTCCGTGTTCACGAACAGCAGCTTGACACTAACGTGACCATAGGCGCAACCGACAATGCTTTGTGCGCTGGCCCATTGACAATCGCAACAGGGGTAACACTGACGGTAACAACCGGCGGTAATCTGGTGATAGCATGAGTGAACTAAGAGCAGACACAATCACTGCCAGCGATGGCGCAAGTCCTGTCACGCTGACGAAGCAGAGTGCGGCGAAGGCGTGGATTGATTTTACGTCAGCCGCATCTTTTACAAACAATGGTTCATTTAACATCTCTAGTTTGTCAGACATTGGAGCAGGATATGGAGCCTTCAGCTTCGTCGCTTCTATGGCTGATGCAAATTACGCACAGTCCTCTATAGGGGACAACACCGCATATCATACTTACTTTGTGACTGGCAGCAAAGCAACTAGCGGAACAAGAAATATAAAAGCTAATCAAAGTCACGCTGACACTGACAGTACCCACAATGTAGTTATTCACGGAGACCTAGCATGAGTGAGATAAAAGTAGACACCCTCACCGGCAAGACCACCGCCAACGACATCACCGTGACTGTTGGTGCTAGTGCTACTATGTCTCTGGAACAGGGGCTGGCGAAGGCGTGGGTTAATTTCAATGGCACTGGAACAGTTGCAATTCGTGATTCGTTTTCCATAAGCAGTATTTCTGACACATCAACAGGTAATTTTGCATCAACATACACAAACAATATGAATAATTCTGATTATAGCGTTTGTGCAACTGTTTCTGATAACAGTGGCGTTAATGCACAATGGACTTATACTAGTGTGTCAACATCTGGTTTTACCTATTTGACAGCAGATGATGCTGGTTCTGGATACACTTGGACGGACTACGCAAGTAACTCTGCAACAATCAACGGAGACCTCGCATAATGGCTGGAAAAATTATAGCAGATACGCTGGAACACAGCACCGCAGGGTCAATCGCCACGAACTATGTTGTTGATGGTAGTGCGAAGGTTTGGTGTAACTGGGATGGAACAGGAACACCAAGCATTAGAGACGGTCTAAACTCCGCTAGTCTAACAGATAATGGTACAGCCGATATTGAAGTAAACTACACTAGTAATATGGCTAACGGAAACTACTCCTGTGTGGCTGCTGGTAAATACACAGGAACAGGGACAGGTATTGGTTTTGGTTTCAAAAATAGTGCTACACCACTGACAGCATCCAGAGTGCAAACATATGCTGCGCCAGATTATTCTGCTTCAACAGCAGATAATCCATATTCGTGCATTGCAGTATTTGGAGACCTCGCCTGATGACCCAGACACCAGAGTTCAAAGGCACTCACCTATTTGACCGCCTATGCTGGGCAAAGGAAAACCTAGAGGGTGTGCAGTCAGACTATCGTGTTGTCTATGAGGACAGCGTTGATGAGTGCGCTAAGATACTTGTGCCTGACCCTAACTGGATGGCGTGTGCATTACAGGGCGGTATCTTACCACCTGTGTGGGTATATCACGAACTGGCAAAGGACGAGGCGCAACCTGATTTCAAGAAGCACACTCGTGGTTACTTGCTGCACAACACAGAACCTGTCGAGGCTATGACTGAAGAAGAAGCTATCGAATACCTAATTATGAAAGACTGCCCACAGCACGTGTGGCAGAACTGGAACACAGGCAACAAACCAAAGATGGTTATATGCCGCAAAGAACAGTTGCCAAGCACACGTGAGTGGCGCAATGCTTGGAAGATAACTGAAGAACTAAGCGTCACTGATATAGCAGCATAAGGAGAAAACAATGGCTGTAACAACATACATCGTAGACAAGGACGGGAATCAGATTGATGCTTCTACGGCTACCGTTCCTTCTGACCGTGCCTTTCGTGGTGCATGGTCATTGAGTGGCAATGTCATTTCAGAAGACATGGCATCTGCCAAAGACATCTTCCGTGATAAGGTTCGTGAAGTTCGCAAACCACTGCTAGACGCAGAAGACGTAGTATACATGAAGGCACTAGAGGCTGACGATGCAACTGCAAAGGCTGCATCTGTAGCTAGGAAAGCTGCACTTCGTGATGCACCTGCCGCTGCAGCAATTGACGCAGCAACAACTATTGTTGAACTCAAGGCAGCTTGGGATGCAGACACACTTGGTGATAGCCCTTACGCTTAATGCGTAGGGGTCATCCCTGTTTGACCGTTGGAGAACTAGATGGCATTAAGTAAGATTATAGCAGAAGGCATTGACCTTACAGATGACTATGCGTTCACTGGCACTGTGACTGGTGCGGGGAGTCTGCTTCAGGTTAAGCAAATTAGCACAGGTGTCAATTTATCAAATACAACTACAAGTTATGTAGATATGACAAATATGACGCTGAGTATTACGCCAAGCAGCACAAATTCAAAGATATTAATTCTTGCTTCACTGTCTGTAGCAGCACAAAGAAGCGGTACAGTAGACATTCACGGAAGCACTAGATTAATGCGTGATACTACAGAAATCTCAAGACATAATATTAGAACATATGATTTTGGGGTTGGCGGCATCTATATACTTGGAACACTTGCTTATTCTTACACTGATGCGCCTAGTACAACTTCTGCTGTAACTTATAAATTCCAAATGTGTAAGTTAGCAAATGACACTTCATCTGTAGATATGAACCCCGAATTAAACAATAAATGTGAAATGATTCTTATGGAAATCGCAGGATAAACAGGAGTAAACAAAATGGCATCAATATCAAAGTCTCTAACCGAACTGGGCATCACCGAATGGGTGTTGCGTGGTGAGCCTACCACAGAGGCTGAGTTTAACCAAATGTTCCGTAAGGTTACTGGTGCTGATGATAATGGTAGTGCTGTTGAATCCTCTACACCTAGCGACTTTGGTGTAACTTGGTCACAGGTATCAGCTAAGAAAACAGAACTTGTTAATGCAGAGCCTATGCGTTTGCTTCGTGAGGAACGTAATCGTTTGATTGCAGAAACAGATTGGTGGGCATCTAGTGACCTTACTATGACAGCCGCACAGACAACCTACCGTCAAGCCCTGCGTGATATTACAGACAATGCCACATCTCTTGATGACGTAACGTGGCCTACTAAACCATAAGGAATAACGATGGCATACATAGGTAAATCCCCACAAAACGGTGTACGTAACCGCTACCTCTACCAAGCCTCTGCTGGTCAAACTACCTTCACAGGCAGTGATGCAGATAGCAAGACACTAACCTACACAGATGGCCTGTACGTTGACGTGTATCAGAACGGTGTGCTACTCAAGCCTGTCACTGACTATACCAGCACAAGTGGTACTAGCATTGTACTCACCACATCTGCCAGCTTGAATGACGTAGTTGAGATTGTAGTCTATGACGTGTTCAGCGTTGCGAACAGCTACACTAAAGTTGAAAGTGACACACGTTATCCGTTCAAGGGTAACAACAGCATCATCCGTTTGAATGGGCAGACTATCAATGCAGACATTACGATTGACAGCGATGAGAATGGCGTATCGGCTGGGCCTATAACACAGAACGCTGTCGTCACTGTTAATGGATATTGGAGTATCG